CTGAAGCTGCGTTCCATTTCCTGTCCAAGCTACAGGACAAGCCAAACCACACCATCGTGGGGGCCATCTCTGTCATGTTCTTGTTGATGTGTGACCACTTCAAGGTGTCCCCTCGGGACCTCTTGGAGTACACCGAGCACCTCATCAAAGAGGCCGAGCGCCGGCCGCACCAGCGGATTCACATCCTTGCCATCCGGGATTTCCTGGGGGGTGAACTATGAAAATCACAGCAGAAGTAGAGCTGCGAGAGGTATCACGAAAGGATTGGGTGGAAGTATGATCGGAACCACAATGGACCCTAACTTCAACCGAGCCGTGCGCCTTGCGCTGACACAGAAGTTCGCCAACGGCGACCAGCGTCAGCCTAGGCACCGAAGGTCCGGACGTAAGGTCCACTATGCGTCGTGCATTTGCAGCAGCCGAGAGCTTGTGCCCGAAGCTCGTGAGTGTGCTCGACACAAGATCCCGCTGAACAAGCGGGTACTAAGGAGCTTCGTGTGAAACACGGAGCCACTTACCAAAAATGGGGAGTCGGAGAGGTGGCTGTTCAGCCTGACTCAGACGCACTGAGAATTGCTCTGCCTAACGGGGCATACATAACCTTCGTCCTCCACACAGAGGACCCCGATTCCATTAGACTGTCAGGATTCCGAGAGGAGTCCATAGGTCTGTACCACAAGGGGGACGACATGTACTTGCACGTTCCCGCCAAGGAGAACCATGGCACGTAAAGAAAAGTTCACCAGCCCTACTGGAGCTGCTGTTTGGCCGAAGCTCAATGAGCCCGACCAGTATCAGGAGAACTCCACGCCCAACTTCAATGTGAAGCTGGCTCTCGAAGGCGAAGAGGCCGAAGAGTTCAAGCTCGTTGTTGATGAGTGGGTCGAGCAGGCTGTCGACGAGATCATGAAGGAGAAGAAGGAGAGGAATCAGAAGCCTCTCCCCAAGTCGCAACAGATCTTGGGGCCCAACCTTCCGTACATGCCTGAGATCATCACAGATGATGAAGGCGAGGAGACGGAGACGGGACGCACCCTCTTCAAGTTCAAGCGCAATGCCGTAGGCAAGTCGCGTACCGGAGAGACGTTCGAGCGCAAGCTTCCTGTCTTCGATGCGGGCCAGCCCCCCAAGCCCATCTTCGATGAGATTTGGGGAGGCAGTACCCTCCGCATTTCGTATAGCCCACGGTACTACTACATCCCCAAGATGGGCTGTGGTGTCACTCTGGATATGCATGCAGTTCAGGTTCTCGACCTCGTAGGGGCCGAAGGCAACTCCAACCCGAGCGCCTTTGGTTTCGAGGGTGACGAGGATGGCTTTGTTGGCACGCATGACGCGCCGGCAGACGGCCTCGCTCCCGAGCAGAACAGCAGCACGGCTGCTGGTCATGACGACGCCGAGTTCTAATCGGACTCCTCGGGTTCCCAAGGGATACCGCCAGCAGGTGGACACGCCGGAAGGCAACTCCATCACTGTGCGGTCTACCTTGGAGGCCGACGCGCTGAACAACCTCACGGAGCGCAGCGTGTACTGGATGTATGAAGACGAGAAGCTTCACTACACCATCAAGGCCAGATACACCCCAGACATTACACTCGCCACCAAATCAGGTTCCGTTATCTACGTGGAGTGTAAGGGGTGGTTCAAGCCTGAGGACCGAAGGAAGCTGAAGGCAGTCAGAGACTGCAACCCAGGGATCGACATTCGACTCCTCTTCAGTAACCCAAACAAGAAGATTGCCAAGCGATCGAAGACATCCTATGCTCAGTGGTGTGACAAGAACGGGTTCAAGTGGACTCGTTGGGTTGTACCACAGGAGTGGCTCGATGAATAGAGATAGAGAGAAGACCACACGTCTGGTCATTCACTGTTCAGCTACGCCACCCAAGATGGACATAGGAACAGAAGAGATTCACCAGTGGCATATTCGGAGAGGAATCAAGTCTCCCCGAGGCAGCCTTACTGGATACCATGGTGTCATCCGTAGGGATGGGACGTTGGAATACGGGCGGGAGATGATGGAGATCGGAGCCCACTGTAGAGGCATCAACCAGAGTAGCGTCGGGGTGTGTCTTGTCGGTGGTATCGAATCCGGCTCCTCACCTCCCGCACCCGAAGACAACTTCACACTTCAACAGATGCACACCTTGGTAGATGTGATTCGCTTCTGCCGAATTGTGTGGCCGGACATCAAGATCATAGGCCACACTGAATACAACAACAGGAAAGCCTGCCCGTGTTTTGATGTGCAGGAGTTCCTCACCAGCTGGAGAACAGCATGAACCAGACCACCAAGATTCTCAACTACATGAGAACCAAGGGTCGTATCACTCCACTGATCGCCCAAAGCGAGTTCAGCTGTGCCCGTCTCGCCGCACGGATCTTTGATCTGAAGGAGCGGGGTTACCTCATCGGTGACCGCCGACGCCGCGCGATTAATGGCACGACCTACAAGGAGTACTTCCTCAAGGCGCACGTTCGCCAGGAACCGAAGGTCATCCACAGTGACTCTGCGGTGGCAGCATGAACTTGCGAAAGCTCTTCGGCGGCAGCCGACATGGCGCACGCGCAGTCCACAAGATCATCGCTCTGATTCTCATTTCCCAACAGCGAAAGATTCGATTCGCTATCGAGACAGATCGGGAGCTTGCGTTCAAGAGTGCAAACCTGCTCGCTTCGCACGTGGAGAAGTGGCTCTCTGAGTGACACCCACGGGTCGTGCGTGGAGCACATCGAGTGTCCTGAATGCAATTCCCGCGACAACGTGGGGCTGTATGAAGATGGATACGAGAAGTGCTTCTCGCCCGGCTGCGGATACTACAAGATGCCCGACGGAGAAACGCCCGTGACACAGTCGAAACCCACACCCAGACTTCTCGAAGGGGAGCACCGGTTCCTTAGGAGCCGCAAGCTTTCTGAGGATACCTGTACGAAGTTCGACTACCGTGTAGTGAAAGGCAGCAAGGGTGATACCCTCCATGCTGCCACCTACTACGGAGAGAAGGGCGCTCCAGTAGCCCAAAAGATCCGCGACAAAGACAAGAACTTCAGGTGGGTTGGAGATCCTAAGCAGGTCAGGCTCTTCGGGCAGCACCTATGGAAACCCGGGAAGCGTATCATCATCACCGAGGGTGAGATCGATGCCATGACCGTGTCTCAAATCCAAGGTAACAAATGGCCTGTCGTCTCTGTGCCCAACGGGGCTGGAGGCGCCAAACGTGACATTGGTGCAGAGCTAGAGTGGCTCGAAGGCTTCGAAGAAGTCGTACTAATGTTCGACAACGACGAGCCAGGAAGGAGCGCCGCACATGAGTGCGCGGAATTATTCAGACCGGGTAAGTGCCGGGTCGCCTCACTTCCCGGAAAAGATCCAAACGAACTTCACGTGGCTGGACGGGGAGATGAAGTTCTGTCCGCAATGTGGAACGCCGCTGAGGTGCGCCCTGATGGGGTGGTTTCAGGAGCTGATCTCTGGGACGTGGTCTCCAATGAAACACCACACGCTGAGCTACGATACCCTTGGGATGTGCTGGATGCTCCACTGTTCGGCCTCAGACCTGCAGAGCTGGTCACATTCTGTGCTGGATCTGGCATTGGAAAATCAGCAGTTTGCCGAGAAATTCTCTACAGCCTGCAGCAGCAAGGAGCAGTCGTCGGACTCGTCGCTCTCGAAGAGTCTGTTCGTAACTCTAGTCTCGGGCTTATGGGACTCCATGTCGGAAGACCTCTCCACCTCCCTGGAGGCAGAGATGATGTCACTGATGCACAGTTTCGTGAAGCATACGATGCAACCATCGGAAACGGACGGACCTACCTCTACGACCACTGGGGCAGCATCGACGGAGACCATCTAGCCAACAAGATTCGAGCCATGGTCAAGCACTGTGGAGTGCAGGTGGTCCTCTTGGATCACATCTCTATCATGGTGTCTGGTGAATCGGAAGGCGACGAGCGTCGTCTGATCGACAACACCATGACCAACCTTCGGACTCTAGCTCAAGAGCTGGATGTCATCTTCTTGCTGGTGTCTCACCTCAAGAGACCCATGGGCACACCCCATGAGGAGGGTGGGCTTACCAACCTCGCACAGCTGCGGGGCAGCGCCGCGATTGCTCAGATGAGTGATGCGGTAGTTGGACTGGAGCGTAACCAACAAGCTGAACAGCGCAGGAACCACTTGACTGTTCGCATGCTGAAGAACAGGTTCGCAGGGATCACGGGCATCTCTGGATATCTAGAGTACATTCCGGAGACGGGGCGTATCATCAAAGCAGAAGCGCCCGAGCTGGAGGACAACTTCGACGAAGATGCAGCCTTCTAAAAATCTGGTGTTTGACATAGAGACGGACGGTCTCTACAACGAGGTGACGCAGGGCCACTGCATTGTCACCTACGATCTCGACACCGACGAAATGAAATCGTTCCGTCCCAAAGACCTCGAAGCGGGGATCGAGGAGCTGGAGTCTGCGACGTGTCTCATTGGACACAACATCGCAACGTATGACTACCCTGTTCTGGAGAAGCTGTACCCCAGCATCCAACTTCCCGAAGTTCTCATTGATACGCTGTTCGTTAGCAGGACAATGTTCCTGCCGACGCTGCGCAATGCAGATTTCCGTCGAGTTAGAGCTGAGGGCTTTCCCACAGAATACATCAACCGCTACTCTCTCGAAGCCTGGGGCTATCGCCTCGGTGAGCTGAAAGGTGACTACGGTAAGAACTCAGACTGGTCTACCTTCTCGGAAGAGATGCTGTCCTACTGTGAGCAGGACGTGCGAGTCAACGTAGTGCTGGCCCGCTTTCTGCGAGACTTCAAACGTAAGGGTCACCGCTGGAGCACCCGGAGTTTCATCATCGAGTCCACATGTGCCCGAGTCATTGGGGAGCAGGAGAGGAATGGGGTTGGCTTCAATCGCCATAAGGCCCAGAACCTCTACACCTCACTAATGTCAGAAAGGCAGAAGAAACTAGATGAACTCCAACAAGGTGTACCTCCGTGGGAGGTACTGGGTGAGCGCTTCACGCCGAAGATCAACAACAAACGTTACGGATACCAGAAGGGTGTTCCCACACGCCGCCCTAGCAAAACGGTGGAGTTCAATCCAGCTTCCAACCACCACATTGCCCAGGTTCTACGCGAGAAACATCAGTGGAAGCCCAAGGCTTTTGGCAAAGATGGACAACCCAAGGTAGGGGAAGAGATTCTCTCTGACCTGCCGTGGCCTATTGCTAAGGAGATCCTCGACTACAAGCTGGTCGTTAAGCGCATCGGCATGTTGGCTGAGGGCGCTGGCGCATGGCTGAAGGTGGAAAAGGATGGTAGAATCTACGGACGGGTGCAGCCCACGGGAGCGCGCACTCTGCGAATGTCCCACTTCTCTCCCAATCTGGCACA